GCTTCGCCCTGCGACGTGCGGCTGGGGGCGGCGGGAAAAATCGGGATGTTGTACTCGATCTTGCGGCCCAAGGCGATGAACGTCGCCCGCGACGCCCCACTCCAGACCGGCACCTCCGCAATCACCGTCGCCTCCAGCCACTCCATGACCGCCTGCGCGACAGCCTCTCGCAGGCACTTGTCCATCGCCCGTCGATAAGCCGTCAAACTGAATCGCGGCGACACCAACGCTCCGGTGAACTTCATCGTCGGCCTCCTACTCGTCGGCGCTGGGCCTCCCTGCCCCCAGCAAGCGAGCCTCCCGCTCGGACTCGTCGTAACTGCGCGTTTGATCGAAGGCGACGAGCATGGCCTGCATTTCGACCGTGCAGTCGTCCCATGCGGGCTTGACGCCCGGCGGCAGGACGCCTAGACGCTCGCAGGCGCACCAGACGGCGTATTCGCTGGTTCGGCGGGGAGGCCAGAGGATGCGACTTTCGCTGCCTCCCCAGCAAGAAAAACCTCGCGCGCCTTCTTCAGCTTGGCGTCGTCGAGGCAATTTGCCTCCAGCACGAGGTTCATCACGCGCTGGACTTCCGTGTCGCTCAAGCCGCCGTTGCGGAGGTCCTTGGACCAATTGCTCCAAGTGCGGGGATCATTCTCGTCCACGGTGTCCCACTCGATCTGACTCGGCTCCAGCGACTTCACCATCATGTAGCCGGAGCGTTGCTTGATCCAGGCCGTCAAGACCTGCTTGTACGTGGGATCGTCCTCTAACTGCACCCAGCCGTCGCGGGTCAATTTCCCCGGCGGCGTCGGCCGCGGGCACAACTGGTCGAAGGGCTCCATGTCCTTCACCGGCTGCGCGCGAAAAACAATCTGCTGGTCGTCGCCGCGGGGCAGCACAAGGAACACTTCCACGGAAAGGGTTGCAGGGTCTACGCCGCCAATCTTCATCGTGATGTCTCCCTCAAACAAAGAAAAGAAAGATCGGCGGCGCCGGCGACAATGCCGGCGCTGCCGGCTAGCCTGTTGACTAGCGAAACCGGTGTTCATGCAACCGGGGAGTCGTCCTTACGCAGGCCGCGTGATGATCGGTTCGCGGGCCTTGCACTTGCCCGTAAACACGATGGTTGCGGCGTTGAAGTTCATCTCGCGGGTCTCGGCCCGGAACATCGGAAACAGCGTGGTCTCCCCCTGCGTCGGGGCGCACGGCGGCTCGTAGTCCACCACCAGGTCTACGCAATAAGGCTCGCACTGGTCCGGTGAGGAACTGACCCATTCGCTGGCCGCGCCGACGCCCTTCAGGGCCTCCACGGGAGTGACCTTCTCGCCGCTGCGGCTGGCGACGTGCTCGTACACGGCGTCCACCTTCACGTCCATCGGCACATCCTTGGGCTCCCTGACCGTATCCAAGTAGCCGCGATCCAAGAGGTACTGGTAATCGCGGTGCTCAGTGTAAGTCAGATTGCCGTCGCCGAGCTTCATGTTGAGTTCCTGCGACCCAATCGTCAGGACCGCATCGTCCAGATACGTGCCCGCCCCGAGAGCCGGGGTGAAAGTGATGGACAGCGTGGTGGTCGTCGGAACCGGCACGACGCCGAGGACGACGTTGGCAATGGCGATCGTGCCCGTGTCGGCGGTGCCCGTCATCAAGGCTTGCGGGGCGTTGCCCAACGCATTGATGAACGTCACCGTGTAAGGGCCGCCGGCGCTGCCCGACACAGAGAAATTCGAGGCGCCAAGCCCCACAAGCGCCGCCTGCACGGTGGCGTTCGTGGCGTCATGGGCGATGGGATCGGTCGTATGGCCGCCCCACGTCAAAGTGAACGTCGTCGTGCAGCCCGTCAACGTGACCGACTGCTGCGCGTTCGCCCCCGCCCCCGCGCCCTGGGTGCGGCCGGTGACGGTGTGGACCTGCGGGAACGTGTTTTCCAAATTGTCGGGCGGAACGACCGGCGGGTTCGTCTCGCCGGCGATCGTGAACGTCGCGCCGATGGGAATCCGATCCGGCGTCAGCGAATTCACCGCCGTCGAGTCGATCGTCAGGGTCGTGTCCCCTGGAGCCGGAGCGGTCACGGGCTGATTCACCGTCGCGGCGCCGCTCAAACCATCCCTCATGCGGATGGTGCAATACTTCAGTTCAATACGAGCCATGAGAGTTCATCTCCTCTGTGCTAACTGTCGAGATAGGCCACAAAACGGGCGTCGATCATCACCTGCTTTTGACGGTCGGTCTGGTCGGTCTGCCCGAACTGAAACACACGCACTGCGTCGTTTTTGTCGCTACGAGGCAGCAAGCAGCCTACAAGGCTGCCGTCGTCGCCCGATTGGTCGCCGAGCCGCAAAATCGGGAAGGCGTCGCTCAAAGCGGCATGAAACTGGCCGACAATCTTGTTGATGTCGTACTGGTTTCCGTCGATCTCATACCGGCTCGTAAAGAGCGCATTCAAGTCAACGCTCAACTCGAAGTAGTCGATGCTCAACTCCTTCGTAAAGGGGCCGGACATGCGAAGCTCGACCCGCTGCGGCGCTTCCATGAACGCCGTCGTCCGCTCATCCAACCCCTCCATCAGTGCCGGGATATTAGCCGTCTGGGCAAGTCCTGTAAGGAACTTCGCTACGGACGCAAACGTCCAGCGGGCCCAATTTGGATCGAGGCCGTTGCCCATGTGAGCACCTATGAATCCGTGACGGAGTTGTCAGTCAGGGCGAGAACGTCCGAGGCCGCGACTTGCAGAATCCGCATGTCGAAAACTTCCACGCGCCCTTCCAGTTCCTTGGCGATCACCAACCAAGCCTCGCCGTATTCGTAGTCCGTGACGCTCTCGATGTCGTAGTGCTTGTTGTTGAAAACGATCCAGTCGTCTTTCTTCAGCGTCAGGTCGGAGGGGACTTCATGGCGGTCGAAAAGGAAATGACGGCCGCCGGTGTCGAAGCTGGACCCCTGAATGATCGTCCGGTTGGCGGCCATTGCGGCGGCGTTTTGCCGCACCTCCCGTTGTCGCTTCTCCGGCATCACCACGACGCGCAGCACTCGCCACGATTGGATTTGCCACTGTGTCGCGCCTGTCTCCGGGTTCGTCTGCACCGTCTTGCGTCGGACGGCCACCGTGACGCCGTGCTGGCGCTTGTGGACGTACAACGCCAAACGCATGAAGCGGTTGTGAATCGGATTGGCGTTGTTCATGGCGCTTATCCTTCACCGCACTACTTGCGCAGCGGACACTCGAAACGGATGTCCAGCGACTTCTCCAACCGCTCCATCATCATCGTGTTCTGCGTAATCACATCGGTGCAACGCTCCACCAGAGGCAAGAGCACAGTGCGCTGCTCGTCTTCTAGTTTGTTGATCCGCTTGTCCATGCGGAGTTCGCGCAGCCAGTTTTGCCAGAGGAAAAAGAGGACCACCAGCACCAGCGGCCCATACTGCTTGAGCATCAGCAAGAAATCAGACAGGTCCATGCCGGCCTCCACGCGAAGAAAAGGCCGTCCGGCCCGGATTGCTCCGGGCCGGACGGATTCATTGCCTCAAACCGCCAGGGTTAGCCCTGGAGGACGACGCAGAGGTTGGTGTCCAGGACGGCGACGCCGGCGAGGATGTCCAACACGACCACGGTCCCGCCATTGGCGATGCTGTACTGCATCGACACCCGCATGGCGATGTCGTTGTAGACACCGACGTGCGAGAGTACGCCCATCGCGTTGTTGGGAATGGCCAGGGGGCGGGTGACCAAGGCGATCGCGTTCCGGTGGAACGCCAGGTTCAGCGCGCCGGCCGGGCCGGGGAAGCAGAGGTCCGCGGCGTTGACCGCGTTGTCCAACGGCCGGTCCACGAGGATCGTATGATACGCGCCGACGCTGTTGGGATTCCCGGCATTGTCCGACTGGTAGGACTCGATCACCGTGTAGACCGCCCGGCCCGCGCCCGTGCCGAAGGCGACCATCTGGCCGATCTGCGGCGGATTGACGAAGCCGGTCAACACGATCCCCTGCGACCAAGTGGCCGCGTAGCTGGCATAGGAAGCGCACGCCTTGTAGACCGTCAACGGCGCGGCGGCCAGCGTCGCATTCACGTTCACCTCGTTCAAGGTGACGGCCGTCGTCGTACCGGAGTTCGTCCCGTGGACGCCCACGGTCCCGGTCGTGGTGGCCGCCGTAATGAAAGTCGGCTGATCGTTGCCGGCCACGACGGCGAATTCGCCAATGTTCGCGGCCCAGTCGGTCAAGCTGACCGCCTGCGAAGCGACCGCAGCGCCCGCAGCCATCGCGTTGGTGACCGTGCCCGTCGTGTCCACGTCGCAGTTCTGCGCCGAGACGCTGTTGACGTTCTGGTCCATGTAGGTGTCGAACCCCAGGATGCGCCCGAGGGTCGCGCTCTCCAACGCGGTGCCGAAGTCGCCGCGTTGCTGGGCGGCAATGAACAGTTCGTTCTTCAACAGCGCGGTCTCGCTCACCGGGGCGAGGACAAGGCTGCGGCCCTCCAGCGGGGCCTTGTTGATGTTCAACTGCTCGCGGGCGTCCAGCACGTAGTCCTTGCTGTTGTCCGCGGTGAGGTTCTGCAAGCGGCCGACGCGCTGCCCCGGCGCGCCGAGGTAGGCGGGGACGCGGCCCAAGACGGCGCGATCCACCGAACGGGCAATCGTCATCATGCCCGGCCGGAGGTAGATGTCCACCAGGTCTTGGAACGACTTGCTGGCCTCGCCGTCCTTGATCGTGAAGCTGGTGTAGAACCACTGATTCAGGGGGACCTGGACGTTCGTCGCCGAGGCGTCCTGGTTCTGAAGCGGGGTGCCGTCCGACTTGCGGCGAATCTGGAAGGTGCCGGGCCGGCGGGTGTTCACCACGTCGCCGAACTGGCGGATTTCATTCTCGAAGTCGCGGTGGACCAGATTGGCGATCACCATGTTTTCCTGGAGGATCGCCAAGCCTTCGGCCGCCCACAACTCGGGAATGAAGGCAGTGTTGTCATTGTCGTAGCACGCCACGACGGCGCGCGAGAGGTACAACGGATTCATCGTTACACTCCAAAATGTCAGGTCAAGAAACGAAAGAAGCCGCGACATTGCGGCTTCTCACGACGAACCCCTGAAAGGAACTAGCGGTGCTGGCCCTTTTTGAGAGGGCGCAATCCGAGCTTCGCAGGGTCCGAGGCTCGAAGTG